GTCTTTGACGCTGCCGTAAACATGGGAGTAGGCAGAGCAGTCAAACTTCTTCAAGAAAGCCTAGGGTGCGTTCCTGACGGTCAAATAGGCCCACGCACAATCCAGCTTATAGACCAAAAAAAACCCCAAGATGTTATCGAAGGGTTTAGTAATCGAAAAACTAGCTTTTATGAGTCTTTATCCACTTTTGCCACCTTTGGTAAGGGCTGGCTCAGACGAGTTGAGGATGTTAAATTTGCTGCTTTGAAAATGATTCAAAATCCTTGACCCACGATGGGCATTTAAAAGGTCTACAGGGATTTCTAAGCGTTTTACTTGATTGTCTTTGTGGCAAACCCACTTATTGCCCATTGACTTAATTAAAGCTTTAGATTTAAGGGCATTTTGCTCACAAAGTACCTCGTAAATATCCCAGCTAAAGCGCCCAGCTTCAATCATTTGACCTAGTAGTTTTTTGTCATTTTTAGTCATCAGAAATGCCCCCATCTAATATAAAAAGCTGTGGCTACAACTAACACAATAACAAACCCCATAATGCCGCCTAGTAATATTTCTTTCATGTTTCTCCCCTTAGTTTACGAAATAAAGCCCTAATGTCCGACCTATCCCTATCATCAAATATCTTAATAAATAGCTCATGGTTAGGGTTTCTTGGTGCATCTGCAAAAAACTCCCCATCAAATACAAACTTAAAAAACTGCCTACAAGCTACTTCTTCCGTCTTACACTTCATAAAAAACTGACAATCATCGCATGGGGCTTTGCCCACATACATTTTATTTATTGCCATAACCAGCACACAAAGTTGCTGTTTTCCATTCTTCAACTTGCGCTAAAGCAGCTTCATAATCTTTGGCCCAGCCCGATAACTGACCATGTGGCGTTTTTTGAACTACAGAAAAAGATTTGCCAAAAGAAGGCGTAATCTCATAAGTTGCCAAACCAGCAAAAAAGTCCTGTGCGTGCTTATATTCGCTATGTGCAGCTAAATCATCTGCATTAACCCTTGAATTGCGCTGTGCTGTTGTTTCCATTTGTTTTCCCTTAAAGACTACAGATTATTCTTTTATTTAACGCTAGTTAATAGGTGTTTACCCTAAGTAGGTGGGGCGGCATCTTCATTGAAAGAGATTTTAAAGGGGAAATAAAATCACACCGCCCCGTAATTATTGTAGTTTATTTTTGAGTTTGTATACCCTCAATAAACTTAAAAATGCTTCATATCCGTCTTTTAAATCTTGTTCGCTATGTTCGGCTATTGCAACCTCATGGGTTTCGGCATTAATGTAAACATTGGCGCACCGAGCGCCTGGCATTAAACCTTCTCTATAGGCTGCAAGCTGTAGTGTATTCTCGTAATAGGGTGTTAGGTCACCAGGGGATTTCTCCGTAGTCTTGATGTCTATAACGACCCCAGAAGCAAAAAGGTCGCATTTGCCACCATACCCCTCAGGGCTAGCAAAAGACTTCTCAGCAACCCAATCTAGCTTGCCAAAATGGTCATCTAGCGTTTCATGGACTCGGTGAACATAAACGGGCCATTCTGGTAAAAAATCTTGCTCAAAATATGACTGCACAATGGCATGAATGTAAGTTCCTCTGTCGGCAGCTTCCCGACTCTTAGCTTTAGACAAGTCTAAAACTCGGCTAATGTAGTCTTTTTCATCTTCGCCAGCTATCCTAGGATTAACCAGCGTAGCTTTTAAAACTTCAGTTTGTAACCATGTATTAAGACCATTTTTAGCCAATAAGCCGTTAATGGTTGATACCGATGGTACTAAGTTGTCTGTTTTGGCATCACGCAGCGTTGTATTGCGTTCTTTGCCATTTTTACCAATGGTTGTATATCTAGGTTGCCCTGTTACGGCACAATACCAATGCCCCGATTCTTTACTCTGATTCTCCGTCATCTAAAATTCCCCTTATTTTGCCTCTATTAAATCCAATTTCGATAGCAAGATTAAGGATGTCTTGAAAATCATTAGCCTCAAAGGTAATTAAACTTCTTTCCTCATCAACCCCAAATTCGTCTGTATGGCGAACTGCTTTATTTTCTACTGCATCTTTAATCGAGCTTATCATTTTTAACTCCTAAAATGGTACAGAATCGTCTTGGATTTCATCCTCCCCTTTAGGCTTAAAACCTACAGGTTGTTTGATGTCACCAATAGAACCAGAAAAAAACTTACCTTTAGTGCCTTCTTTAACCCAAGCACTTAACCAACGCTCTTTACCGTTAATCATTACTGACCCTGTGTAATCTGGGTGTTTTTCAGTAGTTTTACGGTTGTTTTTAAATAAGCTAAATGAGCCTTCTTTCATAATAAAAGCCATTACATTTCCTTTACTAAAGCGGGTTTGTTTTGAATAGGAGCTTTTGGTTGGGCTGCTGCATTGCCATCGTCATCTGCTTGCACAATGCCTACAAAAGCGGCTAGGGCGTATCTACGCATATAAGTTAACGCAGACCCAGCGCCTTGTGCATCAGGTTTATTAACAGGAACGCTCATCTCTTGCTCAATCCATTCGCCAGAGCTATGCACAAGTCTGGTAATTAGCCACATACGGCCCTCAAAGAAATTGCCAGGCATTTGTATTACAGCTAAACCATTCTTAGCTAATGCTTCTCGGCAAGAATCCCAAACCGACTCTAGGTCAGCGTAAGTAGATTTAAAAAATGGATTAGCAGAGTCTTTTTTAGCAAATGTTAACTGGCCTTGAACCTTGGATAGCGCAGTTGCTAATTCTTTAATGCTTTCAGATTGAGGCATTTTTACCTCCAAAGATTTTGGCGTAATCATTAAAAATCGCAGTTAATACTGGGTTTTTACGCTCAACAGGTTTGCCACAAGCCGCACGAATACAATCAACTTGTTCCTGTGTAGGCCATCCACACTCCATTGCTTCTAGAGCTTCCTCTAAAAATTCTTCGTGTTCAAGCATTAATTGGTTTAATTCACTCATTTAAGTTCCCCTTAAATACATAGCAAAATTGCTATAATTCAATATTAATACAAGTTAATAGAAAATGTCAACTATTTGATTAAATGTTGTTTTTTTGATAAGATAAGTTAAATGAACATAAAGATAACAGAACCCGCCATGATTGAGCTTCTTGGTGGTACTTGCAAAGTAGCTCGAATGGTAGGCGTTGCCCCAGCCGCAGTCGCAAAGTGGAAAACGCATGGAATCCCACATGGAAAAATGATGGAGTTGGCAGCTAGGCTAGAAGTTGTAAGCCACCGCCTTGTAACCCGTCAAGACCTATTTCCAACAACCTGGCATTTAGTGTGGCCTGAACTATTACCCAAACCAAACCTATGCTCTTAGAAAATGTCACCCTTTGCGCTATAGATTCTGCCCAGCCAATCTTGGCTAAGAAAGCTATGGAACGCTGTAAGCGCCAAGTAGACTTTGGGGCTGAAATATTTATAGATGCCAATATTTCTAGCAAACAAGAATATTCTAAGTTTGTTATTTATGAGTTATACAAATATATAACTACCGACTTTGTTTTACTAATGCAATGGGATAGCTGGATTATTGATAAAAACGTTTGGAATCCACGATTTTTAGATTATGACTACATTGGGGCGGTATGGCCTTGGCATCTTGAGGGTTTTAGGGTTGGCAATGGTGGTTTTAGCCTTAGAAGCAAAAAACTGTTGGAATTAACCCACACCGATGAATTTGTTTATAAAGACCGCAATGAAGATGACCTTATATGCCATACAAATAGGGATTATTTAGTACGCAATGGCGTACGCTTTGCCCCAGAAGAATTGGCTAGGCAATTTAGCTATGAACGGGAATTAAGTAATGTCCCCAGCTTTGGTTTTCATGGGGAATACAACATGGATAAACATTTGTAGTAAAATAATGATGCAGATTGATACCTGTAGCATAAAAATCGACAAGACCCTATAGGGTAGCTTTGAGCATTTAGCAAAAGTTGTCGAATCTTTTGTTAAGTGGTATCAACTTAGAGCTACCTTATGGGGTTTTTCTATTTCTGCCGCACTCCAAGCGTATAAGAGCTTAAATCGGCTGCGTGGAAGAAAAGATAGGCTAGTCCTTCACCCGACTGCAAGCCTCCTAGACTTAAATGGGTACTAGATAAGACGGCAGGGACAACGGTGATACAAGACCCGCCATCGAGAGAACATTATCTTCGGAAGGACTAGGCTTAGGCTGGGTCAGGTAGATAAAGCAAACCTAATCAGAGGTTGTGCTTATCACCCTTGGGGTACTTATGATAAAAATACAACACATAGGGAAAACACCTAGAAAATAAATGTTGACCTGTTAAGTAAAGTTAATGATACTACGCTTTTAACAAGGGGAAAACATGAAACAATTAGCCACTTTTGCAGCAGGTATGATTATTGGATACTTAGTCTGTAACTACAGTTATGCCCAAGCTATCTATGGCCCACAAGGACAATATCTGGGTAATGTTCAATCAACAGGCAATACCGCAGCTTATTACGGGCCACAAGGTCAGTATCAGGGAATGGCGCAGGCAAGTGGTAGCCAAACAAACTACTACGGTGCAACTGGGAATTATCAGGGAACGGTGCAAGCTCCTTTAGTTCCATCTATAAACACAAATGTTTATATTCCACCATCACCAATGCAGCCACAATCACCTAAAGGTTGGTAATGAACGCATATGAATTAGCTGATTGGATTACAAAAGAATTTGTTGTTATGAAGTATGGTAAAGAATATGAAATAGCTACCATGTTACGCAAACAACAGGTTGAATTAGATAGAAATTGCAAATATATTAGGCAAAAAAAACAAGCGTTTAAACATGAAATTGCTGATTTAAAGTTAAAAATTCAAATGTTAGAAAAAACAACTAATACAGTTATGGCAGAACATTGCACTTGCTACAAGTTGGGCTACAGCCCATTGAATGATTACGCATTGGTAAAGCAAAAATGAAAATATTACTGTTACTTTTGTTTTTAACTGCTTGCCAGCAATCAGAAGTAACAGTTAAAGAATATAAACAAAATCAAATGGTTGATGGTTGTGTAATGCAGAAATCAAACGACCAATGGATAAGGACTTGCGGATGAAAAGTTATACTATTAATGTTGGAAGCGACAAAATAATCGAGGAAGAAATGACCACTTTTACTACTGAGGACAGGATTGAAGCAGAGGGCGAAACTATTGCTACAGTTACCATTATTGCTAAAGGTAATGGCGTTAGCGTAACAACCAATGGAGAGGGCCAAGCCCTTTATATTGCTAATCTTATGGTTACTTTGGTAGATAACAAAATAGCGGAAGCAAATGTTTGATGATTTTTGGGAGCAATATCCTCGCAAAGTGGGTAAAAAAATGGCAAGAACGGCTTGGCTTAAACTTACCAGTAAACAGCAAATGGAAGCGTTAAAGGCTTTGCCTAACCATATTCAATACTGGAAGCAAAAAGAAACTGATATAGATTTTATAAGCCATCCCTCAAGCTGGCTCAATCAGGAGCGTTTTGAGGATGAAATAGACCTAACAGTTAAGTCTGAAAGACCCAAACTTCCTTGGTATAGTAGCGATTCACTTACTATGGAACATGGACAGAAGCTTGGATTACCCGCCCACCCAGGAGAATCAATGCAACAGTATCGCAGTAGACTTGCATCGGTGCGGAGTCCGACAGTTACTTAAATATCGCCATGAATGGGGAATTAAAAAGTTTAGAGAATTTTTAGCAAAGCCACACAATTTACAAAGTTATTTAACGGATTATGAAGCGCAATATAGGCTAGGAAACAAAGGGGAAAAAGGGATATGGTTGAGCAATTTATCGTTGGAACAACAGGAGCAGGCTACCTTATTGTAGGAATACTGCAATTTTCTAAGGGAGCAATACCTAATGGCATTTTATGGATTGGGTACGCAATAGGACAGGTTGGCTTGTACCTGAATCTTAAATGAAAGACTTTGACCCACATGATGCAATACAAACAATTAATGACAACAAAGATGCTTATTCAGTTGCTAAAGGGCAATTAGCCGAACTAGATGCTTTTAAAAGCAGCCTTAAAGCTATAAAAATGATTGAGTCTGGGGCATCAAGTTTGGGCGCTCAAGAGCGTGATGCAAGCGCCAGCCAAGAATACCAAGACCATTGCAAAGCTATTGGATTAGCCACTAGAAATGTAGAACGACTTAAATGGACTTTGACTGTGGCGCAAATGGAGTTTGATGCTTGGCGCACCGAACAAGCAAGTAACCGTAACCTGGAGAAAATGACAAGATGAGCGATTGGGCCGACC